ATGAGTTGTATGCTTTAGATACTTGCTGTTGTAGTTCATAATATTGTATATATAACTCACCTAACTGATCAACGAAATTAACCATGTGATTGGGTAGATTTGGTGGGGCCATGTGGTCAGAATCGTCAGTATCTTTCTTTAATATATCTAGAACTGAAAGTTTTTTTGGTTTACCAGAGAAGTTTTGATTACCCGGTACATAATCATTCGCATATGTTGTCAAGTCTTCGAATAGTGTCTTGTTTTCATTATTTTTATCGATGGCCATGTGAATATTTATTGTAAATGTATAAATAAATACAGATATGAAGACATTTACCGACCGTTTTTTGAAAGTTTTAAGTGAAGCACCAGAAGATCCTGCAATGACTGATGCTGATGCAGCAAGTGCTCAACTCGATCCCGGGACTGACCCGGCAGTATTAGATGTACAAGATGTACCGGAGTTGGACCCTAGAGCCAATCCAGCGAATGACATGGTGAAGCAACAAAACGCTCAGTTCGCTGGTCAGATTGGTGAGTGGGTGGGTAAGGTTGAAGAATTTATTGAATATTTAAACGGAATTGGACCAGAGTCGGTAAACTCTCAGATCAACAGCGCTCCTTGTGACACAATAATGGATGATATTGCTAGATCTGAAACTAAGAAAATAGGAAGAATTGCTCAAGACCTTCGAAGCCTCTCAGAATCGTTGAAAAGTTACTTGATCGCAAACGACGACTAAATTCTAGACATTAACAGCTTGCCCTGTAATCCGGAGTAAGTATGTCTGTCGATAAACTTATAGTTTATCCCTGGGCTCCCTAAGGAGACACACATTTCATTCAAGTCCTTATACCTTGTACCAAGATCCTCCGGCCATATGAATACATGTTGGTCTGCGTCTAACAAGGATTGGGTTTTTGATCTACTAGTTTCATCCAACCACTGTGAGTCTAACACCCATATTCGTTGCATCAGGTTGAATCTAGACAATTGTTGTTGTTGAATCAAAGTTAAATCATCATTAAGGCTGTTGGTTATTCCAGCGATAGCGATTCCATTCTTTACGAAACAACTATCAATTGGTCCTTCAAATATATACATATTATCTAAACTGGTATCTATATTGTCTATATTGAACACACTTCTACTACCACCTGATTTGCTCAAATACTTTGGTAGATTATTCTCATCCTTTGTAATGGTTCTAGACTGATAAAATATTATCTTTTTATCATCATAAAATGGAATTACTAGTCTATTTTTATGAACATGATCGGTCAAGCTCAACCATAGCGATTTAGGTTTGTTAATAGCTATATCTAACTTTCTAGTAACAACGACTTCTAAAGCCTTTTTTATCTTTTGTTTGTCATTATTTGACACATCATCGCTATTCAACCAATAGTCAGTTTGTGATGTGTCGAATAAATTGATTGAATCATGAGGAAGGCTTGGTATTTTATTTTGTTCAAAAGTTGGTGATTTATTTTCAATAATATCAACGGATTTCGGTACATTGTCATATGTATTAGACTCTTCGACTATCTCGTTAATGCTCATGCCAGTTATTTCTTTTATAAACTGTAATGTTGAGCCTTTCCAACCACAGTTGAAGCAAACGACATAGTTTTTATCTAGTTTATAATAGAGTCTTCGTTTCTTACCCCAACTGGAACCTTCTCTGCACATGGGACATCCACCGGACCATGTATGAGCGCGCTTATTATATTTTGGATAACCTGCATGCTGACAGAATTTTTCGGTTACATATTGATCAGGTAACAAAACCATACTATTATGTTATAATAATAACTATATAATGTCAATATTATTCAGCAGGTGGTGGTGTTTTTTCCACCGGGACTATTTTGACAGTACCTTTACGTACGAATCGTCCAGTAGTAGAGCAGTACCAGTGAGCTTCAGTGATCACATGTCCATCAATAGTCTTTTCGACTAATCTTGGTCTCATCGGTTGCCCATCAAACGGACTCGGTAATATCGTAGGTGATACCCTGTCTGTAAATTTGTAATTGTCGTTCATTTACTATTATTTAGTGTCGAGAAGAGATTTACAAGGTTCGCTCCGGTGATTTTGCCAGCGAACACAGACAACCAGTTATCTAGCTTGTTTGTAATCGCGAAGCATTTGTTTCTCAAACATATATTTTTAAACTCTTCTTTATCTAGCCTAGATTGGCCTACTTTTTCAAATTGCTCCTGATAACATTCAACTTCACCTTCATGGTGCTTGTAACCATACGATAAATCCATCAATTTATAATTTAAATTGTATCTCTCTCTATCTTCTGCTGGTCTTCCATCTAGTTCTTGCTCTAAACCATTTTCTATCATTTTCAATGCAGTTTTTTTACCAACTCTTGTGAGACCGGGGATATTATCGGATTTATCACCTAATAAACACTTGTATGATAAAAAGTTTTTCTTATCAACTCCGGTTTGGTCTACAAAATTGTCATTATTGATGAAAACTTTTTTGATAGGACTATATACATCCACATTTTCATTAATTAATTGTAACATATCTTGATCTACTGTAACTACAGTGATGTTATTACCTGTCATTTGATGGGTTAACCATGCAATAACATCATCAGCTTCCATTCTATAGGGAAACATATTTACACCACCTAGTGCCTCAATTGCGGCTTGGATTTCATCATCTAATACATGTGCTTCCGCTAGAGTTTCATTGTCTCTATTACCTTTATAATCTGCTTCAACCTCTTCACGACGGAAGTTGGGCTGACCTCTACACAATCTACTATCCCACACTGCAATAATGTCATCAACACCATCTAGCATATCTACATATGATCGGACACAGCGTAGAAACACTAGCAATGTATTAACATCCGTACCACGTGCACGGTTCATGAAGAAAATACGGTATAATAAATTGTTACTATCTAGTATTAGAGTTTTTTTCATATTGTTTCTTACATACATCATATACATTATCGGGTATAATCTCAATTAAGTCAAGTATATTATGTTCTACACCTTCGTTGAAACATGTTCTAGTGATATCAAAGTTTTGCATGTCGGGAAGATCTAAAAAATGTAGTTGTTTGTTACTTTCTTTTATTAAAACAATGTTTTTACCTACATGATCTCCTGCAGTTACTGCATATATACCACCTAGTTTATATTTTTTAATTCTTGACATAGCTTGTTTATATTACGATCTAAACTTTGCTTCAAATCTGGTAGTTCTAATCCTAGTTTTTTAATTTTATTGGTAGACAATACAACGTTAGATCTACCGGCTTGTAATTTCAATGAGTATAGACTGACAAATTCCCAGTTTTTATTGATGGTGTTATACTTTGTGAAAATTTCTACAATATCTTTTATACTAGCGTGTCCCGTATTGCATACATTGTAAATACCCGGATCAATGTTTTTATAGTTTTTTACTAACCTCTCTGTAAATATGCACAAATCATCAATACAAGTCATAGAATTTTGATGTACTATCAATTTATCGTACTTGAGCACTTTACATAGAAAATTTCTTTCAGAAACAACATGATCGAACGGCATCCGTAAACGTAGAATATGGTAATTAGATAGTGTACTCTGTATGGCTAGTTCAGAGGCATGTTTGGATTTGCTATACCAACTGCTTCGCTCATCATACAAGCCAAAATTTGGTGGTGTATCTTCATTTATATCCCGATCTTCCGGAGCATATAACTCTTCGTATATGCAACCAGAGCCCATATGTATCAAATGCGTGTTAGTCTTGTCACAAAAGTGCGCTAGTCTTGTTGGAAATGTTACATTATATTCCCAGCATGTTGCTCGATTGTTCTCACATGCATCAACGTTTGGTTTACCTGTATAGCCACATGCATTTACGATAATCTCCGGGTTATATTCATCATAACATCCGGCGAGACCAATAGTGTTTATGTAGTTGAATTCTTTCTGACTTACACAGGTACATTCTATATCACCAATATGTTTTAAATATGCTGCTAGTTTTGTTCCAATATAACCCTTACCCAGGATTAGTACTTTTTGTTTCATTATAAACCGTTATTGAATAGATTAGGTGGTCTACCTGAGGAATTTAAAAATTTACTTAACGCAGCAGAAAGAGAATCGGCATGTTGTTCGGTTTTAGCACTGACTATACTTATCATCTCATGGGTGTCTTGTGTGTAACCTAATAATATAAAGCTGTTCATATACTGTCTTAGTAAACCTTCAATAGATTTTGCATTTTTTAAATTTTTCTTTTTTTGAACAGAACTATCTTTTAAAAAATCTTCTAGCGCTTTGGTTAGTTTTGTATCCTCGTCTAGCTCTTCTTGTTTTTTACGACGCGTGGGCGGTTTCCTGGTTTTCGAGGACCGTTTCTTTGGTTCTTTGTCTGGATTTTGCGTCATCAACATTATTTATGTTTTTATTCTCAGAAATCGAGGTTCCGGTTCCTTTAATATTGAAGCTAACTAAACGGCTTATAATAGTTTCTACTGATTCTGTTTTTAACAGAAGCTTTCTAGGTATATTTCTATTACCATCGTCTAGCTCAAAATAATAATCACCTTTTTCTTGTTTATTTAGATAACAAGTGATCCATACAGCATCGGACTCCGGTTCGATTAACATAGTCCAGTAACGGCTATCATGTTCACCATAGTTATCAAACATTTTCCATATAATATACCCGCTATCCTTGAGTCTTTTCATGAAATAGCTAGGTGTGTAAGGTTTATTTTTTCTTTTGTGCATAATTAACTCATTAACGCTGATACAATATAAGTTATATTTACGTGTTCGTCTTTTATATCAACTCGCGCAACATTTAACTCGGTATTCAATTGTATAATTAATCGGTCACATCTTGTACCAGAGATTATTCTTAAATTTTCAAAATTGAAGGGTGTTGGTTTTATTGAATCCCCAACGCTTAACTTGTCAGATATTTGTACACAAAAACTATCCATATTTGGCTTTTGTTTATCAGTTAATTCCCCATATACATGGCCATTGTCATCAGTATATATGTAAATTTTCTCAACATCATTAGCTAATGTACTGCCCTTGATCAGTTCTGTCAATTTATAGTATGGTAATTCAAAAGCTACGTCAAATTTTAGCTGTTTTATTTTATCTACACTAACACCTGGTACAGACAGTATACCATCATCTAGTAAATGGTATTTGAATCTTATATCTGATGAATTGTAACTGAGACTATTGTCAGAAACGTCTAATTCACATGTATTAAGAGGTATACACGATATTAATTTTGTTAACCGCTTAACATCTGGCACGTTTAGTATATGACCATGTTCTGATTCTATATCACACCGGGTATATTGTATCAAAGTAGCATCACTTGTGCTACATAAACATTTAATTTTACTGTCCTGTACTTCAATAATACAATCATCTGACACTCGGCCGATTGTATTTAAAAAGTTTGTTGTTAAAGACTGTGTATTTTTTATTGTAAGTTTAGCCATCTTCTGTATATTTTATAGTAATACATGGCTTCTTATTTTTCAATAATTTATTGATACTATTCCACGCTTTCGCTACTGAAGGTGCTGATTGCTCTTTACCATCACAAGTAATAGTCCATTTACCTTTCACTTGCTTTAACTTGAAAAACTCATCATAAAGCTTTTTTATTTCGCTTACCTGTTCCTTTAGTGTATCTATTTCAGATTTAAGTATTAAAGAATCCATTGGCGCGACTGGTGGTGTGTGTTGAACAGGTTGAACCGGTTGCGCAGTAGCTTGTGTTGGATTAGGTAGGGGTGGTAATTGTGGTGATGGTTGAGACTGTACGTTATTTGCGCTACCTTTGTTCACATGTTGTCTCAATTCAATAATTTCCTTTTTAGGGTCAAATTTTAAACCTTTTACAAACTCACTATTACCAATGGCTGTATCATCTAACTGTCTAGCGGCTCCGTATAGCTCTCCAATAAAATTTGTAACTTGATCTAGTTGTTCTTTTGTTTCTATGTCTTGACTAGCTGGAACATATCCTGAATCATTACCATCCACCGGAGGGGGTAACGGTATTTGTTCTGGAGGTGGTAGTTGAGTAGGTTGTTTTACTGATGGTTGCTTGCTCATAGGTCATCTAGACCAGCTAACAGATCTTCAGGAATGTCAATATCATCATCTTTCTTCTTTTCATTTGATGAATCATTGTCAAAATCCATAGGAACATCTTCATCTAGGTCAACATCTGTTGTTTCAGTAGTTTCTACTACTGTATTGTTAGCTGCTACTGTTGTTGCAGTGCTTCTGCAATAAAAATGTTCATCTAAGACTTCGTTTAATTCATCATATGTCTTGATCGTGAATACACTATCTAGTTCTGTAATTGAATCGTATAACTTTTCATGAGACGAGTCACTAAGTCCTGGAATTGCACTTGGCATCAAAAATTTACTAGCAACGTAGCTTGGATAATCTCCTTGCTTGTCACATCTAATTCTAAAATTACAGCCTTTGTCGCTTAGGTCAAACACTCTAGCACCAAATTGATCTGCGTCTTCCCCTTCAATTGCATCAAAAACAACCTTATGTAATTGTCTACCATATCTAATGATCTTACACGTGTCATTATTTTCAGATTCAGTTGGATCATTGATAACATATGCATTTACTAACCATTGTTCTCTTCGATAAATTTTTTCAGCTTTTGCCTTCTCTTCTGGGGTACCGTGTTGTCGTAAACGATAGGTCGTTTCCGAGATCGGGTCTCGTTCCCCTATCGTTTGTCGACTTACTACATTAATATATTGACCAGTTGCGAAACTTTCCCATCCGTATGTATAGTAATGATGAAATGTTTTCTCCGGTGACTTTAAGTTAGGTAATAGTCTGACCTCATATGAATTACCAGGCTTAAATTTTAAAATATCTTTGATGCCAGATTGTGTTTGTGTTTTAGTTAGCGACTCTTTGATTGAGTCAAACATGGATGTTGTGAATGTACTCATAATTTTATATTACTTATTATAGACTCTATTGTCTTAAATTTCAACGTTTTTGTTTATATATCTTTTTATATATTTACTTTTTTGTAATGACGGTTCGATAGTGAAAAAACTTCTAGCTAGATCATATTTGTTTCTATGATCACCAAGTTGCATGTATATTTCAAACAGCTCTGGAGTCTCTAGTGTTTTTATAAATATGTTTGCAATATTCAGTTTTTTATTGTTAATAAGGCACACATAACTGCAAAATGCGTAAAAAATATGTTCAAGCTCTTCATTATATTGTTTTCTTCCGGGGTCGGTTTCTGTACTGTTTGTTAAATCGAACATGGTTTGAATAATTTACTAAACTGTAAGAACTTTTCTGTACATACACCACCGGCTGCACAGTCATGACCACCACCGTCAATTAACATCTTAGCTAACTTACCAGCCTCTACTGAACATGAAGATTTTTTTCGTATACTTACCCGGTTACTGTTTAAATTTATTACAAATGATAGATCAGCACCTAGTTCTTCAATCATGTAATTACCTACATCACTTATCATCGTGTCTGCAAACGTACTGATACATTTTACATCGTTTTTTTGTATACTGGTGGTGGCTTCGTGAAAGGTCAAACTGGATATGACCTTTTTAAACTTATTTTCATAAAAATTTATTATTTTTAATTGTTCTGAAGTGAAACCTTTGAACCCATATTGAAAATCTTTGAGAAATTTCTCTAATCTATCACCCTGATAGTTCCAGAAAATAGAGTTGAGCTGTTTACTCTGTGGAAATTTATGATTCCAGCTATCATAGTCATCAACTAAAGCGACTAAACGTTTTTGATCATCAGATATATTCAAATTCTTTTTAAATAATTTAAATATCAACTTGACACAGCTTGGATATATGGTAATGTATGTCTTTGCTTGTTTATATTTGTCGCGATTGTCTACGTGGGTCTGATGGTGATCGATTATGGTGACATTTTTTTTATCCACAAGCTCAAGACTGCTTTGAGATACATCTAAATCTAGTATATAAATATTATCATAGGTGTCTGGATCATTTTTTTTCATCCAGGCCCTATAATCATCATTAAATTTTGTAACTGTTGTAGTTTTATACGGTATATTCTTGTTAGTAGCTAGTTTGAAAAGTAGGTAAGAACCTGCCCCGTCTAAATCTGCATCAGTAAACACTATATTTTTATTTTTTTTCACTGTGAATAGTAAGTATTTACTACATTAAAATAAAAATCAATCGTCGCTCAGTGCATTGAGAGTGTTGAAGCTCTCGGATAGTTCTTCGCTATCGTTTGCTAACTCTTCTTCAGTAATTGTTAGTGTACCATAATCAATACGCATGGATGTAGTACCAAAGTTTGGTCCAAACCGGTTTTTCATCATGCCCAAGTTTATTATGTTCAGTTCAGAGTCTTCTTCTCGTTGAAAAATACTGATCACACAGTCCGCTGTAGCTCCCATACCATAACTTTCACCAACGGTGTCTAGTCCTGGGTCAATTTCATTGTACCCGCTCCGGTTTAGCTGTGTTGCTGTTATTATGGGGCATGAAAATTTGTAAGATAATGCACGGACTTGCTCGGTTACTTTTTTAATTTGATCGTACGAGTTTGAACCTTGAGGTCCTTTGAGTAGATTGATATAATCTAATACAATCGCGTCAGGTTTCATCAAAGATTGACCTACTTTGGTTATAAATCCGGAAAGTTGTTGAGGAGTTAAAGTACTAGGTGGGAATTCTTTGATTAAAAGTTGAGAGTCTTTATGTTTATTTTTAAACGATTTGATAGATTCCTTAATAAACTCTGTACTCATGTGCATTTCATTGATCGGGACTTGCGCGATATTTGATGATAATCGTTTACTATATAACATTTCTGGCATTTCTAACGATATTAACAGCACTTTTTTACCTTGTTTGCATATGTTTGTAGCAATGTTACCTAAAAATATACTCTTACCCACGTTTGTTTCACCGGCAAACACGTATAGTGCTCGGCCGGTTTCTAAAAAACCACCATTTAACTTCTTATCTAACCAGTCCCATCCTGATTTCAAGTGTGATTCTGTTTTGGTCATGTGATCAACATGTTCATCAATATCATTGAAATAATCAACACCAGCATCAACATTCAAATTTACATTACATGCTACTTCAAACTTAGATAACAATTCACTATGATCAAGTTTACCTTCTTGTCCTTGATCTATAACATCCATTAAAGTTTTATAAACTGCTCTTTCCTTAATAAACTGTTCTGTATTATTATACAACTCGTCAGTGTTGCTTGTCTTATCAACATTTTTAATATAACCAACCACAGTTCTAATCGCTTGCTTCAAGTCATCATTACCACATCTCGTTTTTATTTCAGTTGCAGTTGGTAACGATCCATGCTCAACATAAAATTCCTTTATAATGTTGTATGTTTGTCTTATATTACTATCCTTGAAATACTCTGGTTTCATACTATCTAGTATACTAGCCAGGTATTGTTCGTCTGTCATAGCATTGTATATGACAACTTGTTCGAACAGCTGTTCGTCAATATTAATCATACTATTGACCGTACTGTTCTAAAAATTTTTCCTGACTTTCAGTAAATGTAGGGTCATCTAAACTAGCCAGACCTGGGCTATCATGTACGACATGTATCAAAGATGTACCTAGTTTCATTTTCTTTTCATTTGCATCTAAACATGCGGCAATATCATAATGATGGAAGCTGTAGTTAGTATTAAATTTAAATTTACATTCTCTCGCTCTACGAATGTTAAACGCCATAAACAAACCGTCCAATACCAAACATCTCTTAGGAGCTGGGCCAAATACAGTAGGTATTACTTGATTGGTTGGTTCTCTAGATGATGTTAATGCAGGGTGGTATACACTTCCGGAATATGATTCTCTTGATGACATTAAATGCCATAATGCTGGTTTTTTAATGTTACATTCTGATGCACCAGCAACTCCGACAACATCGTATTTGTCAACGAACATCGACTTGTACAATTTACCACGTAGTTTCAAGTCATCAATATACACATCATCATGTACAAATACTACAATATCGTGTTTGTCTTGAACTTTTTTTGTAAAATATTTGTTGTATAGTTTGGGTAGACCTTCTGTGTTGTTCACGATACATTCAAACTTTGCTTGAGTCTTTAATGAAGCTTTACATGAACCTAATCTAGTATCATTAAAATTCTTTTCCCGTGTGGCGGAAACTATTAATATTGGTTTCAATTCTATTGAGTCTTTCACACCACTATTATAGTATACTTAATTGGATTATTCAATAATAAAAAACTCTGATTGAGTTGATAGTTTGTCAATCTCTGTTATTTTTGAATTTTTAAAATTGAATTCGTATAGAGTGTTATCATCCATTAGTTCGGTTCCAGGTAATTTCAAACTAGAGAATGTATTTTCACCATCATAGTGTAATGTACTACCCATTCTGCATAAAAATAATTTATTTTCTAACTTGTTGTAAGCCCAAATTGCAGCTAGTCCTTTGAGTTGATTCATAGTTTCCATGATCGATTCATAGGCAGCCATGCCGGATTTTTGATACTTGTCAAATAGCACAGGTAGCACGCTAGAATCTACTGGGTTTTTATGTTTAGGTACATGTTGTTTCACAATTTTTTCATAATTGTTAATGATACCGTTATGTGCTACAAGCCATTCTTTGTATTCAAATGGGTGGCTAGTTTGTACATCATATTCCCTAGCATTGCTCGTAGGGGCTTGTGTGTGTCCTAAATATACATCATAGTTGTTCTCAACATGACTAGGTAAGTGTTCTAGATCTATGTTACCAGGTCTCTTCACTATGTACATGTCTTGGTCATCCTCTCTAACTGCCAGACAACCAAATGCGAATGTTCCGCGTTGTTTGTTTATCTCATATAAAGATGTATATTTACTAAAATTGTTACTTCCGAATATACCGCACATGATTATATTATAGGTTCACAATCAAATTTGTTCCAGTCAATATTGATACTATATTCCAACGGGTCTATTTTCTTGTTCAATATAAAACCTTGTAATCGGCTTGAGCATGCTGGGCATGTTCCGCATGCTTTATCCTGACCCTTGTAACATGTCCATGTTTTTGTGAAGTCTACCCCACAATCAATACCTAGTTTCACAATCTCTTTCTTTGACAACTCTATCAACGGTGCTTCAATTTTTATTTTGTCTCTTCTATTCAAACTGTTGTGCTTGTTGATGCTTGTTAAAAATTCTTTACTACCATCCCAGTAACCGGCTTCACTATCAACCAGAGCCGATCCATGAAACACTGTATCAGCACCTAGACTCTCTGCATAACCGGTGCAGATGGATAAGAAGATAGTGTTTCTGTTCGGTACATAGTTTACTGTCTGTGGATCACCTAGTACATCTTTTGTTTCTGCAACATCAATATCTGGATTGGTTATGGAGCTGGTGCTAAACAATTGGCTTATGAAATCTATCTTGACTGTCTTGAATGATTTTACTTTACCGAACACTTGATCAACTGCGCAATTGATCTCTTTTTTGTGACGCTGACCATAATCAAATGATAGTGCATGAATTTCGTCAAAATCATAGTTTTTATGTACATGATTCAGTATGACTGTTGAGTCTAGACCACCGCTTATAGGTATAACACACTTTTTCATATATTAATTATAGCTTATTTGACTAAATATTTCAACGTATGAATAACGACACACACCTAATTTGGGAACAATTTGAAAGACGGGCTGCTGTTCAACGTCAAAAAAGACGTTACGTAACAGAATCAGTTATACAAGAGCAAATCACATCACGTTTGATTGAGGAGATATTGATCGAAGAAGGATTGATGGATACAATCAAAGGAGCTGGTCAGAAAGTTGCTGGAGCGGTAAAAAACATCGGACAGGCGGTAAACGATCGGGTGTTACAGCCAATTCTTAAAAAAGCTGTTGACTGGCTAGCACAAAATGATCCAGACACACTGGTCAGCGTGATGGGTGCTGCAGAAGAAGGCCCAGAAGCGTTGGATCAATTGGTAGGAGCTGAAGGTGGTGACCAAGTTGAACAACAGATTGCAAATGCACCACAAGCTGTTAATGAGAGTGTCGATTTGTACAAAGAAATTTTACGCGAACATATTTTATACTTACACAACGAGGGTTTGCTAAGTAAAATTGGACAAGGTATTGGCAATATAGGTAGAAAGGCCAAACAAGGTATTGATTATGTTAATCAAAACGCTCCGGAGTGGAAGAAACAAGCACAGCAAGGTTTACAAAATGTTAAACAAAATGTTCAACAAGGTGTGAATGACTTGAGACAGGGTGTACAACAAGGATATAGCGGTGAACAACCAGCTCCAGAACAACCGGCGGTAGGTGGTGATCAAAAACAAGGTCTGATAAGCAAGATTGTCGGATGGGTTAAAGAAAATCCAAACATGAGCAAGGGTATTGCCATGGGAATATTTGGTGCTGCTAATTTAGCATTAGGTGCCGGGCTTGCGACTGCATTAGCTCCGATGGCCGGTGGTTATGCTATTGGTGGTGGTATCGCTGGGGTGATGGAATATCGTAAGTTGAGACAACAAGGTATGGAGCCAAAAGAAGCTTTAGCTCAAGCAGCAAAAGTGGCGAATGAAAAAGGATTGACTGCTGGTATGTTTGCTGGTGGCGCTTCATTGATTGGTAACATCGCTGGTAAAATCATGGGAGGTGGTGATGCTGCGGCTCCTCAGCAACAAGCGCAGCCTGGAGAGGTTGGTCAAGGTCCATCTGGCCAGGTTCAAGATGTTACATCTGGACAGAACACATTTAGGAATCCGGACGGGTCAGTTATAGGTACTAATCCAGCTGGGACACCGGCGGGTACCGGTGATGTAGGTGGAATGGGACCGGTTAGCAGTCAAGATTGGTTGAAAGCTGCTAGACAGGGTAAACGTGTGATGACGGATGAATTAGATTACTTTCAAGAGGGTATATTGAAAAGAC